AAACAATATTAGATAAAATAGTGTATAATACATTATAGGAGGTAAACTACATGGCTAAAAAATCAAAAGCTATTTCTCACACCGACGAGCTGGTCAGTCAGTCCTTTGATAGCCCGCTTGCGCAGAATCAAAAGTTCAAAAAGGAACTACAAGAGGTCGAAAAGTATTACCAATACTTCGACGGCTTTGATGTAACCGACTTGAACGCAGACTATGGTCAAACGTGGAAGATTAAAGAAGATTCACTTGACTATAAACCAACACGGGAGATCCGTAACTACATTCGATCCCTAATCAAAAAGCAAGCGCGCTTTATGATGGGAACCGAACCTGAACTTATTTTCAATCCTATTGTAGACAAGGAAGATGATAAAGCGGAAAATAAACGTATCTTGTTCGACCATATTTTAGGTCACGCAAAGTTCTGGAGTAAATGTAAACGAGCTTTGGTCGATGCAACAGTAGGAAAACGAGTATTATTATCCGTTATAGCAAACCCTGGAGAACCTGTAGATGTTCAGTTCTACTCTATGCCGCAATTTTCCTATATAGTAGACCCTAAAGATCCTTCCCGTCTTTTGTCCGTCGACATTGTGTATCAGGATGAACGTACCAAAGGAATGTCCACTGAAAAACAATTATGGCACCACTACCGTTACGAAATGAAATCGGGAAGTTCGAACTCAGGTATTACCACTGCGCTCGAAGATGTAGAAGAACAATGCTGGCTCACCTACACGTTGACCGACGGAACTTCGAACCAAATCTACATGACAGAAGACGGGCAAACTACAATCAAGGAAAAAGACGCTAAACTAATTGAGATTGAAGACAATTTAGGTAATAAGGTTCAAGTACCTTTAAAAGTCCAAGAGTCGGCGCCAACGGGTCTTAGTCAAATCCCTTGTAAGGTCATTTTAAATGAACCTTTGACCAATGACGTATACGGGACAAGTGACGTCAAAGACCTAATCACTATCGCGGACAACACGAACCGAACTATTAGTGACATGCGGGACTCTTTGCGATTTAAAATGTTCGAACAACCTGTCATCATTGATGGATCTTCGAAGTCTATCCAAGGAATGAAAATTGCGCCGAACGCTTTGGTCGACATTAAGAGTGACCCTACATCTTCGATTGGAGGCGCCGGGGGAAGACAGGCGCAAGTGACAACTATCTCCGGAAACTTCAACTTCTTACCTACTGCTCAATACTATTTAGACGGAGCTAAAAAAGCCATGTATGAACTCATGGACCAACCACTACCTGAAAAGGTACAAGATGCGCCGTCTGGGATTGCTATGCAATATCTATTCTATGACCTAATGAGTAAATGTGACGACAAGTGGGCCGAGTGGGATGATGCTATTGAATGGCTTATCGAACTATTAGAAGAGATCCTTAGCAAGGTAGGAGTAGACCTAGGAGTTTTACCACAAGACATTCAATCAAGTTATCAAACACTTACGACATTAACCATTGACCACCGTTACCCATTACCAAGCGACGAACTTTCGGCTAAACAAACGGCACTCACTGAAGTACAGACAAATGTTCGAAGTCATCAATCTTACATTGAAGAGTTCAGTAAGAAGGAAAAAGCCGACAAAGAGTGGGAACGTGTATTGCAGGAACTTGCGCAGTTGGATGAAATTTCTGCCGGCGCGTTACCTGTATTAGCTGAAGAATTAAACGAACAAGGAGAACCACAAGATGAAAACCCGCAAGAAGAAACAATTGAAGAACCAAGTACGCCAGAACAGCAAGAGCAACAAACCCAAGATCGAATCTAAAACGGTCTTTGATGTAAACTGTGACCATTGTGAACATAAGTTCGAACTATCGTCAAAACAAATTATCTCCAAACATATCGAACGCGGCGTCGAGTGGAGGTTCTTTGAATGTCCTAAGTGCCATTATAGGTTCACTACTTATGTCGGCGATAAAGAGATCGAAAAACTAATTCGATTTAGAAATGAATGTCGAACTAAGATGAAAAAGGAACTAGCCAAAGGCGCAGCAATGAACCAAAACCTTTACCACGATTATCGAATGAAGGACGAGAACGCCGGGCATAAAATTTCAGGCCTTACCGCAAAATTGAAAAAGGAGCTGAACATTGAGCAAAGAGAAAAAGAATGGGTATCTCAGTAGCTGGGAAAAAGCTATACATGAGACCAACATTAAATTGACCCTTGAACAGGAGAAGGCTATCCTAAAAGCGTTCAACGACGCAGGGGTCGATCTAATTGAAAAGATTAAAAAGTCGCGCAATGGGTACCTACCTAAACGGATCTATAAAGACTACGCTTACGACTTACATAAAGTGATGGTTCATGTTATGCACGAATACTCCGAAAAAGCTGCAGAGAATGCCGTGGACGGACAGGTGCTACATTTACTGAACATTTTAGGTGGTGATGGAAATGCTACTGCTAAAGACTTCGAAAAGGACGTTCGTTCAGCGTCATTGGTTTTTAGTCGTAGAGCAGCTGAAGCCGTTACTAAAGGTGAAATCTACAAAGACGGGAAGAACTTGTCTAAACGTGTATGGTCAAACGCAGCACGCGCAGGGGATGACGTTCAACAAATCGTCACGCAAGGTCTTGCTAGTGGTATGTCTGCGGTCGACATGGCTAAAATGCTGGAACAGTACATAGATCCAAAAGCTCGTAAAGAGTGGGACTTCGAACAAATCGCCGAAAAGTTGGGTCGAACTACTGCACGCAAATATGAAAATTTAGAGTACAATGCTTTAAGATTAGCAAGAACTACCATTAGTCATTCAGCTACCGCCGGAGTTCGACAATGGGGAAAAGTGAACCCTTACGCCAGAAAAGTTCAATGGCATTCGGTACACGCGCCGGGTCGAACTTGTCAGGCTTGTATCGACTTGGACGGAGAAATCTTCCCTATTGAAGAATGTCCGTTCGACCACCCTAATGGTATGTGTTACCAAACAGTATGGTACGAAGATTCATTGGAAGAGATCGCCGACGAGTTGCGTGGTTGGATTGATGGAGAACCGAACGATGTATTAGACGCATGGTATGATGATCTAAACGCAGGTAAGGTCGAAAAATACAGTGACTTAGATTTCGTTAAAAGTTATTAAGATATCGTTTTCGAACGGTATCTTTTTCTCTATAATTAGTCTACAGGTAGCTTTTGTTCGAAATATAGTAAAAAAGGTTCGATTCTGTTATAATAATACATGAAAAAGGGATCCTGTCACCTTACGACTTGAACTTGGTTTCACTGTTCCAATTCAAAACAGAAGATTCAGCCGGAGGGCGTAAACTCAAGGAGGATATCAAATGGCTTATCATTTAGAAGACCTTTTAAAAGGTTTGGATGAACCAACGATCAAAAACGTCACAGAGCATGTGAAGGCTAAAGCAAAAGAATTGGACGCAAAATTGTTCATCGACGGGGACGGTCAACATTATGTACCACACGCACGATTCGATGAAGTGGTTCAACAACGAGACCAAGCGAACAATTCGATTGAAGGCTACAAGAAGGAAGTAGCTACATTGTCCAAGCAGGTCGAAGAGGGTAGTGATGCGCAGGCTACGATTCAAAACCTACAAAGTCAATTAGACAACCAAACTCAAATAGCTAAAAGTGCTTCAGTTATTTCGGCTCTACATCCTTTGATCACTGATTCCATTGCTCCCGCAGCGGACATTCTTGGATTTATGAACCTGGACGATATCACAGTCGACGACAAAGGTAACGTCAAAGGTTTAGAAGATCAATTAAAGTCTTTGCGCGAGTCTCGTAAATACTTATTCAAAGAAAATCCTAAAGACGAGGAAAACCCTAACCCTGAATCTTCTCACAAAGGAGCTTCCGGAACAGGGAACCCAGGTAACTCAGGTCGCGTAGGCGCAGGAGTTCCCGAACCGCGTGAAGTAGGATCCTTTGGTAAGCAACTCGCTGAATCATTAGCTCAATCACAAAGTGCTACTGGTCAGCAACAAGCTACATTCTTTAAATAATAGGAGGAAAAGGCTATGCCTAATGTACGAGTTAAGAAAACTGATTTCAATCAAACTACTCGAAGCGTTGTCGCAATCCCAGACCATTATGTCGCCCTAAGCGCTCAAATCCCTGCTACTGCTGCTACTGACGTAGGTGGTAAGAAGTATATTTTAGCCGGAACCTGCGTGAAGAACGCAACTACACTCGACGGTCGCAAGACTGGACTTGAGGTAGTAGGTTCAGGTGAACAATTTGATGGCGTTATCTTTGCGGATCAACGTGTTTACGACGGTGAAGATAAAGTCACTGTCACTGTTCTTGTTCATGGATTTGTTAAATACGCAGCTCTTCAAAAAGTTGCAGGCGCAGTCCCTGAAAATAAAAACCCAATGATTTTGGTAGTAAAATAGGAGGAAGTATTAGATGAATATTTATGATTACCTAAATGCGAGTGAGGTCGCAGCTTACATCCAAGCTCTACCTTCGAACGCCCTTCCTTACCTTGGACCTTCACTTTTCCCTAATGCACAACAAGCAGGGACGGACATTTCTTGGCTAAAAGGTGCTAATAACCTTCCAGTAACTATTCAACCTTCGAACTACGATGCTAAGGCAAGTATTCGCGAACGTGCTGGATTTAGCAAACAAGCTACTGAAATGGCGTTCTTCCGTGAATCAATGCGTTTGGGCGAAAAAGACCGTCAACAACTTCAATTATTATTGACTCAAAGTCAAGGAATGGCTCAACCAATCATCACTCAGCTTTACAATGACACTAAAAACCTTGTCGACGGTGTAGAAGCGCAAGCCGAATACATGCGTATGCAGTTGCTTCAGTACGGTAAATTTACTGTTAAATCTACCAACAGTGAAGCTCAGTATACCTATGATTACAACATGGACGCTAAACAACAATACACTGCAGCGAAGAAATGGACTGACCGTACTACATCGGATCCTATCGCCGACATTTTGGCGGCTATGGACGACATGGAAAACCGTACAGGGGTTCGACCTACTCGTATGATTATGAACCGTAACACTTACAACAACATGACGAAGAGTGACTCTATTAAGAAAGCTCTTGCGATTGGGGTTCAAGGGTCATGGGAAAACTTCATGCTATTAGCTGCAGACGCTGAAAAGTTCATCGCTGAGAAGACTCAACTTCAAATCGCGGTGTACTCTAAGAAGATTGCGCAATTTGCGGACGCTGACAAACTTCCTGACTCAGGTAACATTCGTCAGTTCAACTTGATCGATGATCACGTCGTTGTCCTTCTTCCTCCAGATCCAGTTGGTCACACTTGGTACGGAACTACTCCAGAAGCGTTCGACTTAGCATCAGGTGGAACAGACGCACAGGTTCAAGTCCTTTCAGGTGGACCTACTGT